ATGATTACGGCAATCAAATTAGCAATCAACTCAATGATCAGTGCCATCAAACCAGTAATTAAGGCAATCAGACCAAGGATTACGGTAATCCTGGTTGCCATTTTTGCAGCGCTTGCTTTTACCGGTGGATACTTTGTCAGTGATTGGCGATCTGAATCGCAGATGCAGCGCTTGAGTTCACAGAATGCAGTATTGTCGGCAGCAAACGAAAAGTGCGAATTGGATATCCAGTCGGTGAGGACAGCGATGAGTACGTTGACAGAAGTGGCGGCTGAGAGAGAAAAAAGTGCAGCCGAGGCAATGCGCCATGCGGCTGCTGCTGCGGCAAAGCACACGAGCAATGCAAAGAAAACACGCACCCTTCCACCAGTAGCACCCGAGCATCAGTATGAGGCAATCACGAGAGAGCAGATAGAGTATGTGCAGAGCCGCCATCAGACCGATTAGATCCAACCCCGTGTATCCCCGTAGCACCTCCTCGCGATTCAATCGCTGCCGGCTAGCCCACCTGGCGCTGGTTTTTGCGATCTTATTGGCCGGTTGTGCGGGGAAGCCGGTGATTCAAACTCAGGTGATCGAGAAACCTGTTGCTGTCCCTTGTCTCGTTGACACTCCTCCCGAGTGCAAGTCGGCTTATGCGATTGATCGCGTGTCAATCAAGGACGATCCTCTGACGATCAATAGAGCGCTGCGTACGGAAATAGAAGAAAGATCGGCATGTGAGGTCAAATTACTTGCTGCATTGAGAGGATGCAAGAAGGGTATGAGGAGCATGTAAAAGGAAATGGAAAGGGAAGCGCTGATAAAGCCGGACATGTGGAAATTTGAGGGTGAAGAAGCAGAAAAGGGTGCAGTAAGCGTAGAGCCTGCGAGTCTGAAAAAGAGCAGTCGAGCCATAAAGAGGCGTGAAGTACTTGACGCGATCTTTGCTGGCATTTCATTTGGAAAATCGGCTCGTGCGATGTGCGTGGAGGTCGGTATCAGTCAGAGGGTTTTATGGAACTGGCTGGCGAGTGACGAAGAACTCATGCGCCAATATCAACGCGCCAAGGAGCTTTGCGTGGATGCCTACGCGGAGGAAATCATCGAAATTTCGGACGAGGGATCAAGAGATACGTATGTCGATGAGAAGGGACGGGAGGTCATAAACCGGGAGGTTATTGCGCGCGCGCAATTGCGCATCGATGCACGCAAGTGGTATGCCGCACGACTGGCGCCAAGGAAATATGGCGACAAATTGCCTGTCACACACGAAGGCGGCGATGCCAAGAAATCCGTAGTGCATAACATCGCGATAGCCTTTGTCGCTCCGGAAGATAGAGGCAATGAGCCAAATGTGTCGTCGTAAATGGCGGCTCCGGCTATGACTCCCCATAGAGCTGAATTTCCGTCAAAGCTCAGATTTCTGTTTGAACCGGCACGCTACAAGGTCTTATATGGGGGAAGAGGGGGTGCAAAAAGCTGGGGGGTCGGCAGGGCATTATTGATTCAGGCGGCTGCAACTCCACTTCGTATCTTGTGTGCGAGAGAGTTTCAGAATTCTATCGTCGAATCTGTGCATTATTTATTGAAAGCACAGATAGAGGCCATCGGTTTAAGCTCGTTTTACGAAGTGCAAAACAGCGTTATCCGTGGAGCAAACGGTTCCGAGTTCATCTTTATCGGTCTGCGTAGCAACGTAACCAGGATCAAGTCGTTCGAGGGTGTGGACAGGGTCTGGGTGGAAGAAGCACAGACAGTGAGCAAGACAAGTTGGGATACGCTTATTCCGACTATTCGTAAAGAGGGGTCGGAAATCTGGGTGACTTACAACCCTGAACTGGAAACCGATGAGACTCATCAGCGGTTTGTAGTCAATCCCCCTGTTGGCGCTGTCGTAGTAAAAATCAATTGGAATGACAACCCATGGTTTCCGCAGACCCTGCGACGGGAAAAGGATGAACTGAAAGCGCGCGACCCGGATGCTTACCAGAACGTATGGGAAGGGAATTGTAAGGTAACGTTGGACGGAGCGGTTTATGCGAAGGAGCTTCGATTGGCACAGGAAGAAGGAAGGATACGGGGCGTGCCACATGATGAGGCAAAGCCGGTACATACCTTCTTTGACCTCGGCTGGGCCGACAACACCAGCATCTGGTTTGCGCAGACCGTTGGCAACGAACTCAGATTGATCGATTACTACAGTAATAGTCAGATGCCAATTCAACATTATATCGGAGTGCTGCAAAGCAAAGGGTATATGTATGGTACAGACTGGTTACCACACGATGCCAGGGCTCGGACGTTGGCAACCGGGCGCAGCGTGGAGGAAATTATGCTTGCAGCGGGGCGAAAAGTAAGAATCGTGCCAAATCTCTCCATTCATGATGGTATCAACGCGGCGAGAACCGTCTTTCCACGTTGCTATTTTGATGAGCTGAACTGTGCAGAAGGCCTGCAGAGCCTGAGGCATTATCGATTTGATGTCGATCCCGATTCCGGTCAATTCAGCGCAAGACCCTTACATGATTATCACAGCCATACAGCCGATGCCTTTCGCTATTTTGCTGTGGCAATCGAGGAGGATAAACCGGCTGTGAGTGCACGAGGCATTAATATGAAAGGTTGGCGGGCATGACTGAGGCAGGTGTTACGGCAGATATTTCGATTGAGGCTTACGACAAAATATGCCGCGATATTCGAGATCAACCGAAGTGGCGATCGGACTCGGACACGGACTGTGATTATTACGACGGCGCGCAGACCAGCGCGGAGGTGATCGAGCGGCTGAAGATGGCAGGTATCCCGCCTCAGGACTCCAATCTGATCAAGCCGACGATCAATGCAGTATTGGGGTTGGAAGCGCGTAGCCGAACGGATTACAGGGTAGCGGCGGATGATGAGAGCCAGGTAGAGATTGCGGAAGGTCTTTCCGCAAAGATCAAGGAGGCCGAGACCGAGTCACGCGCAGACCGCGCCATGTCAGACGCTTATTCCAGCATGATTCGCGCGGGTATCGGGTGGGTGGAAATATCCCGGGAATTTGATGCGCTCAAATATCCGTATCGTGTCCGGGAGGTGCATCGTAACGAAATTTACTGGGACTGGAGTTCAAGAGAGCCGGATCTCTCCGATGCTCGATATTTGCGACGAGATAAGTGGATAGATCGACTTCAGGCTGCACTTATGTTCCCAGACCGGACGGAAATCATTGCAAATAGCTGGAAGGGATGGAGCGGCACGGATGTATATGAAGGTTATGACAATGGCTTGGCGAGGGCGTATGAAATCGAGCAGGCATGGAGTCGCAACCAGGAAGACTACCTGAACCGAAACTCGGGTATGGTTAGGCTTTCCGAATTATGGTATCGGCATTTCGAGGATGCATACGTCCTGGTATTGCCTGATGGGAAGGTAATCGAATACAGCGAGGATAATCCATCTCATCAGGCAGCGGTTGCCCAAGGTCTCGTGCAGGTCCAGAAGTCGGTTCTCACCAGGATGCGGGTTTCAATCTGGTTGGGGCCGCATAAACTCATGGACGTTCCGAGTCCATTACCTCATTCAGATTTTCCATACGTTCCATTCTGGTGCTTTCGCAAGGATAGGAATCGAGCTCCCTATGGATTGATTCGTGACATGCGGGGACCCCAGGATCAGATAATCGATCTGGATATTCTTCTCTACGAAGTCCTCAATTCGGTAAAAGTCGAAGTGGACAATGATGCGCTCGATCTCAGCCAGAATTCTTATCAGGAGGTTGCCAATAATATAAGCAGTCTGCGCTCAATGACCATTCTTAACTCTCAGCGAAGGAATGCCAGTGGTTTCAGAGTGATACGTGAGCATCAGCTTGCCGCCCAGGTGTTTCAGCTCGTGCAGGAACGTAAACGCAGGATCGAGGAAGTGGGCGGAATCTATCGCACTATGCTGGGAGCACATACCTCAGCAAGCAGCGGTGTGGCGATCAACAGTCTGGTGGAACAGGGTTCGACCGTGTTGGCGGAGCCCAATGATAATTTTCGCCATGCTCGCCGACTTGTTGGTCAGCAACTTCTTGCGCTGATCAAGGAGGACATGATTGGAAGACCAGCGCAAATTACAGTCCAGCAAGGTAATAAACCCAAGGTGGTTTATTTCAATCGCCGGTTGGATGGTGGGTTGGTACACAACGACATTACTTCTGCAATGGTCAAAGTTGTGCTTGAGGATATTCCCGCTACTCCGACATTCCGGGCGCAGCAGTTGCAAGCCATGTCGCAAATCGTACAAGCCGCCCCTCCTCAGTTCCAGGCCGTGCTTTATCCGGTAATGCTCGAACTGTCCAATGTCCCGAACCGGCATGAGCTGGCCTATCAGTTAAGGCAAGTGGCTGGTATCGGCGATAACCCGCAATTGCAGGCCATGCAGCAGATGATGCAGGAGGCGCAAGGGCAGATTGGTGAGTTGCAGCAGAGATTGGGAGAGGCTGAGCAGCAGCTTCAGGACAAGTCACGCGAACTTGATTTGAAAGAGCGTGTGCAGGCGCACAAAGAGGGTGTTGACGGCGCGAAACTCCGGCTGGAAACAGAGAAGATAGCTGACCGTCATATAGGTAACGTATTATCTGCATAAAAGGAGTAACGAGATGATTCGGTTTCTGAACGATGAAACTGTGGCGGGATACAGATACGGTAAGGGTGCAATTTCCAGGTTTGATGATGTGACTGAAGCGATTTTGCTTGCTCAAGGTGATGCTGAAGATTACCCAGCAGTTACCAAGCCGGTAGAGGTGCTGTCGAGTTCAGCCGTGGCTGCCTCGTGCGCGTCGACAGCGGCGGATGAGGTTCTGGGATCGTTCACTGTTCGCGCGGGAATCATAGGCGTCAACAGCATTATTCAGATCGAGCCACTTTGGACGTTCACCAACAGCGCGAATAATAAGATTCTGAAAGTCAGGATTGGCGGCGTGACGGTCTACAGTGCCACGCGCACTACGTCTGTCAAAGAAGCACCGCTGATCGTCCTGGCAAACCGTAATTCGCTGGCATCGCAGATCCAGCCCTATGACAATGCGTACGTGACGGCAGGCGCAGGCGAGCCGGCAACCTACACCATCAATTTTGCCAATCTGGTGACAGTAGACATTACCGGGCAGAGAGCAAACAGCAGCGACACTCTCAAGCTGGAATACTTTCGCGCCCTGCATTTCGTGGGGGACTAAATGGCAAACTGGTTCGTTCGTCCTAACACATCGCACAGCGGGATGCGCAATGGACAATCCTACGCTTCTGCCTGGGGCGGCTGGACTGAAATTGTTTGGGGTGCTGGTGGCATTGTTCCTGGAGATACTCTCTATGTATGCGACTCACATACTTACAGTGCCATTCTCGCAATCGGCAACCACGGGGCGACGGCAGGCAGTCGCGTGACCATTCGAGGGGATTATCCAGGGCATTCCGGATCAATCACGTTCGGAGCCGGGGTCTACTACATTGATGGCAACAGAAACTATACGACCATCACCGCTCTGACAATCAATGCGGGGAGTGACGCCTGCATCTCGCCTGGGGGTCAACCGAATAAAGGTCTTTGGATCACAAACAATACATTTTCCTGTGGCGCTCAAGCCGCAATCAAGTTTAGAGCCTTCAATACGTGGGGCTATGAGGACACCATCATCAGCGGCAACACTTTTAATGGTGGCTCGGGATCGCCAGGGGGGGGATGTATTCAGTGGTACGTGACAGCTGCAGTAACAAGTACGATAAAGCGGCTGACTATCAGCAATAACACGTTTTCCAGAAACTCAGCGCAGCGAGCAACTGTTCAACTTCTTGCTCTATTCGGGACGGCCCTTGAAGGCTGCACAATTGAAGACCTTATCGTTTCTGGCAACACGTTTGAAAACTGCAACAGCGTGGCACTGGAAGTGGAATGCAAAAAAACGGTGGCGACAGTGACTGTCGGAGCGAATCGTGGAATCAAGGTTTACGACAATATAATCAGGAATCAAGGCCTATCTGGCACATTTGGAGGGGGGTTCGCGGTTAGTGGCTTCGAGCTGTCCGCAACAGCAGACTTTGGAATAAACGACATCTACAACAACTGGTGTTCCGGGCTTCATGGGCTGACAGGCTTCTGTAATCCCCTGTATGGCACATATCGAATCTTCAACAATTATGCCGAAAACATCACAACAATCAGCATAGACGGCTGCGGCGTGCTGCCTGACCACGGTTGTCATGATACTGTTATATTCAACAACGAATTCCGAGATATACACGGTGACGGCGCTTCAACCTATACAGCTACCGGATTTGGGATACTGGTTCTTGATGCCACCAACATTACATGTTACGGCAATCTGATAGTTAACTGTCAGGTTGGGGTCGGATTCGGCAACAAAGGGCCGGGGCAATCCTCCAATATTTTCAACAATACGTTCGTTAATTGCGCACTGCATGCGGCATATCTGGTCGGTGGCGCGAACAATACGACAAATCTTGTGCGCAATAACATCTTCACTACACGCAATTCCCTTCCAGCCGTGAAAGTTGATTCCACTGCGTGGACTGGGGAATCTAATAACTGCTTTTATGGATTTGGCGTACCAGTCGCGCATACTCTGGCAGCGTCGACAATTACAGGCGACCCACAACTGGATAATTCCTATCGCCCTCTGGCAGATGCGATAAAGCGCAAGGGCGTTTATCTGGGGGGCAAGGACTTCTACGGAAAACAGTTTTATAACACTCCCAATATTGGGGCAGTGGAAGACGTAACGAACACTCCGCGTTATACGTTGAGATATAGATAG